GGACTTGTTAAAAAAACTTTAAGCAAGCAAAATTTAACAAGGGCTTTAACAATATCAAGAACAGAGGGAAATAAATTAGCAAATTATGGAAGGCAGGTAGGTGCAAAATCAACTAACTTGTTATATACTAAAGAGTGGATCTCTCAAAGAGACGGAAAAGTTAGAGACGCACATGTGTCTTTAGATGGAACAGAAATTGATGAGGATAGTTTATTTGACTATGCAGGTAATAAGTTAGATTATCCCGGGGACAGTTCGCTTGGGGCAACACCTGACTTAACTGTTAATTGTAGGTGTTTTTTAAACTATCATGAGAAAAGGATATGATGAAAGAATTTAAAGATAAAAGTTTATTACAAATAACTGATAATGGAACTGTTGAAGCAGTTTTTTCTGTATTTAATGAAATCGATAGTGACAATGATGTGGTACTTCCAAACGCAATTCGAAGTGGCTATGGAGAAAAAGGCGTGGTTATGTGTTGGGGTCATGATTGGAAGCAAATTATTGGTAAAGGAAAAATTGTTACTGATGAAAACAAAGCAACTTTTAAAGGTAAATTCAATATGACAACAAATGCAGGTAAGGAAGCTTACGAAACTGTAAAGGCCATGGAGGACATGCAACAATGGTCTTTTGGTTTTGAAGTAAATGATAGTGAAATGGCCTGTTATGGTTGGTGCAAATCAAAATACATATACTTTAGCGATCAAAGAAGCTAAAGAACAAGATGAAATAATTGAACAAGAGGAAAATAAAGATTTAGGACTAAGATTTACAGATGAAGTAGATAACTTGCTTATCAAGATGACTGCTTTGTTAAAAAGAAGTAAGGAGCTTACTGCCTTGCGACTAAGTAAAAATAAAACCTTATCTGAAGGTTCTATTGATGAATTGGAGAAATTGAAGGACGCATTACAAGATATGCACCAAGATATTGACACACTTCTAAGCGTTGGAACTGATGATGAGGCACAAGTAATGGTAGCAGATGATCATTATGAGGAAGTTAATGATTTATTTAGAGAAACAAATGAATTGTTAAACGATACATTAATGATCGATTTAGGAGAAATAAATGAGTGATAAAAAAGCAAAACTTCACGAATTAAGAGAAGGCTTAGCTAATTTTGCTTCTGAAAAAGATTTTTCTGAATTTACTGCTGATGATAAGGAAAAATGGGCTCAAATGAACACAGACGCAAAAGAACTTGCTGATGAAATCAGAGATGAGCAAATTTTTACAAAGCAAAAGGCAGAAAACGAAAAATTAATTGCAGAAGGAGCTGAAGTAAAAGCACTTCCAATTCATGAGGAAAAAGCTCAACCAATAGAAACTCTTGGACAACAGATAAGTAATTCAAGAGCTTTTAAAGAGTATATGGAAAATGGGCAACTTAATATCTCATCAGAAATTAAGTACAACCCAATTCTTGAAAGTAAAACACTTGTAGATGAAGGCTCAGCCTATCCACCTGCAGTGACAAGAAGTGACCTATTGATCCCTACTGCACTAAGAAATCCAAATACTGTTATTGATTTGTTTTCGGTAATACCGACAACACAATTTCAATACAAGTATCTAGAGGAAACAACCTTCACAAATAATGCGGCTGAAGTCGCTGAAGGTGCGGCTTTTGGAGAAAGTGCTTTGGCTTTCACAGAAAAAACAGAAAATATCAGAAAATTTGGTGTTTCTATTCCTGTGACTGAGGAACTTTTAGCAGATGTTGCTTCTGTAAATGGATATTTAGATAGCAGATTAAGAACAATGTTACAGTTAAGACTAGATGATGTCTTAATTGGTGGATCAGGTGTAGCTCCAGTTATCAAGGGTATCTTAAATGTTTCAGGTATAAATACCTTTAACTTTTCAAGTTATTCAGGTAATTTGGGCAGAATTGGTCAAATATATCAAGCAATTACTGAAATCAGAAAAGACGCATTTTTGGAGCCTGACGCAATATTAATGCACCCTTCAGATTGGAATGATGTAGTGACTGCGGTTACTGCAGACTTCAATGGAGACGCAACTAAAGGTATCGCAGGTAAAGATCCTTTATTTGTTGGTGCAGGTATGTTCGGAAATGGTGTTACACCTTCCCTTTGGGGAGTTCGTGTAGTTCCTTCAACTGCAATTTCTGCAGGAACAGTTCTTGTTGGAGTTTTTGGTGGTGGATTAGCCGCACATATCGTCTCAAGAGAAGGTATGGAAGTTGCTATGTCAGATAGCCACGATGACTTCTTTACAAAAGATAAAGTAATGATGAAAGCAAGTATGAGGTTAGGCTTCCCTGTCTATCGTCCTGCAGCTTTCTGTTCAATTACAAACTTTTAAAAAGTAATTTTGATCTAGCACTTGTCTTATAAACAGGCAAGTGCAGATCATTAGAAAAGGAAAATATGAAATTAAAAAAAGATTTATGGATCAATGAAGAAGGCGAATATGGGGAAGGTAAAGAAGGACTTCCTGATGGTTGGGCAAAAGGTAAGCTAGTTGCTCGTGCAGGTGCTGAAATCAGTGATTTAGAAGCAAAAAAATATGGCTTAAAAAAAGAAACAAAGGCAAAAAAACCTACAGAGAATAAATAGGTTTTAAATGGCACACTCGTATTACATAGATAAGGGAGATTTAAAGACTTATTTAGGTTTGAGTGGATCAGGTCAAGACACAAACTTAGATAATGCAATAAACAGTGCGTCAAGATTAATTGATAAAATTACAGATAGATATTTTTATCAAGACGCAACTGTAAATGCACGATTTTATAATCCGACAAATGAGTTTAATTTATATGTAGATGACATATCCACGACAACAGGTTTGGTTGTAAAACTTGACACAACAGATGACGGAACACATGAAAAAACACTTACACTTGATACTGATTTTATTTTAAAGCCTCTAAATCCAACACCATACGAGGTTGAGGATAATGACTTTAACGCACCTTTTACAGAATTACAGATACTTGCAACACG